CTGCAGATGTACCTACCTGGGAAATGCTTGTTGAGACAAAAGCATGGATGAAGGACGAGTATATCCGCGGTATCAAGGGACCTGGTGGTGCAGAGTACTACCACGTCTTCATGTCGCCACAAGGCATCTCTAAGCTGAAACAGTCTTCGACGTTCCTCGCTAACCTGCAGAACGCGGGTCCGCGTACTACGGCTAACCCGCTGTTCAGTGGCAGCATGATTACTCAGGATGGTTTGATTATTCACGAGTTCCGACACGTGCATACATCATCTACTTGGGGCGCTGGAGCTGAGACTGGTCAGAGAGTGTTGTTCTGCGGCGCGCAGGCGCTGGGCATGGCCGATATTGGCCTGCCATACTGGGACGAGAATACGTTCGATTATGGTAACCAGCACGGTGTGTCGATTGGTAAAATCTTCGGCTTGCTGAAACCTCGGTTCAATAGCATCTACACCGGTACCACGCCTATCGACTTTGGCTTGGTTGTCGTAGATACTGCGATCTAAGGCGGCAAAACCTTAAGAACCCCGCACTGTGCGGGGTTCTTTTTACCCTGGAGTGTTATTATGGAACTGGATACAAGACCCGCATCGGCAAAACCTTAAGAACCCCGCACTGTGCGGGGTTCTTTTTACCCTGGAGTGTTATTATGGAACTGGATACAAGACCCGCATCGGCTAAATTCACATCGCCCCGCGATGTCACCATAGTGTCGGAGGACGGCGGACAGTGCGCTGTGTTCGAAGCAGGGCAGACGCGGAAAATTGGGCGCAGGCTATTTGATTGCGCAATCGCTGCAGGACTGATACCTGAGACACCACTGGAAGCGGCACCGATAGTACCTGAGAACAAGACGCGTGAGGAGACTGTGAGTGAAGGTTTGGTAGAGGCGTGTAAGACACTCATAGCTCGCGGTAACCCAGGAGATTTCACTGCAGTGGGGCATCCACGTGCACCGGCCCTTAAAAAATTAGTAAACTTCGATTTCACCGGTAGAGAAGCGAAAGAAGCGTTCGCGCTCGCCATGCATGAGGTAGAACAAGATGTCGACGACAGTCCGGAGCATTCTGAACAGAGCAGCGTCGTTACTGAGTGATGAAGAGCACGTTCGCTGGGAAGAGGCGGAACTGCTGGAATGGCTCAACGATGGACAGCGTGCGGTAGCGAAAGGTCCGGCTACTGATGTCTACGTACTGCGTGACGACGTTACGGCGGTGGCTGGTACAGTTCAGTCGCTTCCGGTTAACGGTATACGCTTGGTTGATGTGGTGAAAAATGTCAGTGGCGGCGGCGCTATACTGCAGTCGGACTATGCGATCGTCGACGCACTAAGTAGTACCTGGCGAGCGGCCACGGCAGGGGCAGCTGAGAACTTTTTCTACGATGAACGTAATCCACTGCAGTTCGAGGTGTACCCACCACAGACCGGTGGTGAGCTTATCGAAGTGGTGTATAACGCGCAGCCCGGCGATGCTAGTATTTCTGGTAACATAGTTATCAGTGATATGTACGCTGATTCATTGATTGACTATGTTGTTTATCGCGGCTTCAGCAAGGATACGGAGGACGCTTCGCCAGAGCTTTCACGTGCTACGGCATTTTATAAAGCGTTTTTGATTGGTGTAGGGTACAAAGAAGCAGTTGACCAAGTCACTGAACCCAGGAGATCATAATGGCAGCACTTACCGTACTGGTACCTGACGTACTTGCTGAGATTCCTGGTATACCGTCCTTCGTAGCTGAGCGCCAAATACTACGTGCTACCAGGCTTTTTACCGAAGAAACACGTGCTTGGCGCGTTAACTTACAGTTATCAGTAGTGGCTACTGTCGCGGCGGTTAATTTAACGGCGTTGCTACCGGTAGGCACAGAGCTGGTGGATATTGTTTCGATGAAGAATGTAGGCGGTGGCGAACCGGTACACCCGAAGACATTCAAGTGGCTGGACCAGAACACTAGTGATTGGCGCGGTCAAACGGACATAGCTGCCAGGTGGTATGTGCTGGACGGTAACAACACAGTACGGTTGGTACCTACGCCCGCAGTTACGACTGCAGCTTTGTATGACGTACGAGTAGCGGTGAAGCCTTTGTTGACAGCCACTACGATTGACGATTTACTGATTAATAAGTTCAGCGAGCCCTTGATACACGGAGCACTCGCACAGTTGTATCAGATGCCACGTAAGCCGTGGACTGATGGCGGCTTAGCTCAGTTTCATCTAGCGCTGTTCCGAGACGCTCTGCCAGGCGCTCGGGTGGAAGCAGCAGAGGAATTTCAGACCGGTATAGCGCGCAAAGTAAAATACGGCGGGCTGTAAATGACGGTCATCAGATTAGGGGGGTTCAGGGGCGAGATACCTCGTATTCATCCTCGCTTGATACCTGACGGCGCAGCGCAGCAGGCTTTGAACTGCCGCATGGACTCTGGTGCATTGGAGTCGATGCGGACTATGTCGAACCTGCAGCCTACTATTAAACCAGATTCACTGTCTTTGTACCGGTACGCCGCGAATATATGGCTGGAATCCGCCAGTGATACAGACTGGGTGCCATACCCGGTAGCGAATGATGCGTTTGGTAGGCTGATATACGCTGATCCGGATGCCGGTGAGCTGCGGGTAACAGATGCATCTTTGGTGGGTGCAGGCGGATATGTCGCTGTATACCGCAGGCTGGATGTACCGCCGCCAACACAGGGCTTTTCTGCAACGTTGCAAGGTACAGCTGACGATGAAGACGAAGTTCCCGAGACGCGGTACTACGTATGTACGTTCGTTAATAACTGGGGCGCTGAGGGGCCACCGTCTCCCGCTACGAATCAGGTCGAGTGGAGAACAGGTCAGACAGTACTTCTGGAGGGCTTATCTACAGTACCGCCCGGAAGCTACAACATAACGCATCGTCGTATCTACAGGCTTAATACTGGCAGCACTGGGGTTACTGATTACCAGTTCGTCACAGAAGTCGCCGTAACTCAGTCCTTGGCGGATATAGCTGATATTACTCAGGCCAACCCCGTGGTAGTTACTACAGACGCCGCTCACGGATTGACAGATGGGCAGGAGGTTGTGTTCAGTGGCTTAGGTATAGCTGCAGCAACGCCGCAGGCTATTGTAGGTATAACTAAGACCAACCCAGTACGTGTAACGGTGACTGGACATGGCTTCGCCACTGGTCAAACCGTTGAGTTGTTGGACCTCGGCGGTGCTAATGGTATGGGCGAGTTGGACGGTACTCGCGCTGCGATCACGCTTGTAAATACCGATAAGTTTGACCTGGATGGCATAGATGGTGCGTTGTTCACTACATACGTCAGCGGCGGTACTGCTGCAGTAACACACGGCATGGATGAACTTAATGACAACAGTTACTTCGTTGAAGTGACAGACGTCACTATTTTTTCTCTGATAGGGCTGGATGGTACTGGCTTCGAAGCCTACGTCGACGAAGGGCAAGTACACCAGGTAGCTGGTACGTCGTACGTCGATAATGTGCCCTCGGCAAACTTAGCTGAGATCATCCCGACGGAGCTGTACGATCCACCCAACGACGCTACCATAGGCATCAAGGCTCACCCAGCTGGGTTCCTGGTAGGTTTCTTTGGTAATACGCTGGTGTTCTCTGAGCCTGGTGCTCCGCACGCTTGGCCGATTGACTATCGTCTGGTTACTAACCACGACATAGTGGGGCTGGGGGTATTCGGCAACACGGTTGCGGTCGTGACTGAAGGGTGGCCGTACCTTGCTATCGGCTCTGACCCCTCGGCCATCACCATGGTTGAGTTGGAGATAGAGCAGGCGTGCGTATCCAAGCGCGGCATGGTTGACTTTGGCACAGCGATCGCATACCCGAGCCCTGATGGCTTGATCGTTATTGGCAACAGCGGGGCGACTAACGCTACAGCCGCGTTGTTCAATCGCGACCAGTGGCAAGCGTTAGTACCTACCTCGTTCGTTGCCATGAATTGGGAGCAGAAGTATCTATGTTTCTACGATGATGGCAGCACGCAGCGAGCATTTATCATTGATCCATTCGCGCCCGACGACGGTGTGAAGTATGTTGCGCTACACGCAACGGCTGGGTACAAAGACATCGAGGAAGACTTACTGTACTTGGTCGTAGACGACGAGATCGAGCGTTGGAACGAGAGCCCGACGAACTTATCGTATACCTGGAAGTCACGGCCCATCTTTGCTCCTCGTGCCATTAACATGTCAGTAGCTAAAGTTACTGCTGATGCATACCCGGTCGAGGTAGAATTTTACGTTGACGACGTAAAACGTTTCACGAAACTAGTTACAACGCTGGATGCATTCAAGTTACCTGGCGGGTTCAAAGGTGAAAAATTCGAAGTAGTAATCAAAGGCACGCGCAGAGTATCGGAGTTCGCAATGGCTACGACGATGCGCGAAATGGCACAAGTAGTTTAGGAGTAATGAATGAGTAGCATGCTTGCAGGCGCTGTAGGACACCCACCTATAGTAAAAATAGAAATATCGGAGAAAGCTAAGTACGAAAAGATGTGGGCTATTGATGACTATCGAAAGGTAGCCCCCGGCGAACATACCGCCTCAATATTTTTAGAGCAGGCCAGGCCCCCGAGAGATAGTACATGTATCGATTTTGGCTGCGGTACGGGTCGTGGCGGCCTAATGGTTTCAGCGCTAGGTACGATGATAGTGACACTGCTGGACTTTGCTGAGAACGCTCTCGACGAAGACATCAAACAAATCGTAAAGGTACAGCCTGACAGGTTGAAGTGGCTGCAAGCAGACCTAACCGAAAAAATTCCGATCACTGCCGCCTACGGATTTTGCACGGATGTCATGGAGCACATTCCACCACACCGAGTCGACGTGGTATTGGCTAATATTCTGCGCTCTGCTAACAACGTGTTCTTCCAGATTGCTATGGAAGATGATGTTATGGGCGCGCGCATCGGTGAACCCTTACATCTCAGCGTACATCCGTATGAGTGGTGGGTGAAGAAGTTCAACCAACTCGGTTGCGTAATTAATTGGTCGCATAACTACGAAGA